AGCTACAACTAATCGTTCTGAAAAAATAGTAGCTCTTGAAGGATTAACTGGAGCTGACCTATCTAATTCTTCAAAGTAATAACTATATACACCACCTGATTTAGTAATTTGAAATTCAGCTATTTTATTAACATCATCAACAATATATAAAGTTCCATAAGCACCTTGCGATTCATATTTAGCAAACTGATTATTAACTTGATTAGTTCTTGCAATTGTTGTAGCACTTGATAATTCACTAGCTATCATTCCACTTCTATAAATAGCTTGACTACTAGCAGTAGATACAACATCAATATCTAATGTTAAATTTGTATTATCTGTAATAGATAAAACTCTATATTTAATACTATTAATTTTTACTCTATCATCTACAGCTAATTCAGTTGTAAATGCTGTTCCAGTTCCAACAACTGCTGCTGAACTTGCAGTTACTGCAACTGTACCTGTAATAGATTGATAAGTATCTTTATTTATTTGAGTCCAACTTATACCATCTAAACTCCAATAAATATTATTAGCTTGACAAGCAATAACTCCATCAGCATATGGAACTATTCCTGTTATATCATCTGTTGAAAGACCAGATGGAATTGTTGCACTTGCTCCACCCCATTTTGCAAAACCATTTATTCTTCGATAGCCACCTGTTGTAGCTGATTCAAAGTTTTGTAAAATAGTTGCTGCTCCAGGTGTTCTAAATAATGCATGAGCACTTGAAACTAAATCTAAACCTCCTGCAACTGTAATGGAAGCTCCTTGTGTTGGCATTTAAATTTTCCTTATGGTAACAAATACGTAAATCTTACGTCTGACATATATTGTGGTTGTGGTGAATTTAAATTATCAGCCATAGACTGTAATCCTTTTTTATATTCATCTAATGCTAATTGTGATTGAGCTATATTATCTTTAAATTGATAAATATAATATCTAGCTCTTGCTAATAAAACTGTTTTATATTGTTCTGGAAATGCTACTTCATCTGTATCTGCAGATAAAGCAGTTGGTCTATCATATGCAAAGAAATGTATATTATAAACTTTATCAGGTATAGGAGATAACCCAAATCTTCTACCATCAGAACTTCTTATAACTCTTAATGGTACTCCATATTGAGCAGTTCTAGCATCAGCTTCTTCTGCTTTTGCGTAGCTATTTCTCCAAACTGTTAAAGTTGTAAATGCTAATTTATTAATTGTATAAGGTGAAGCAGTATCTACAAGAGTAAACATATCCCAATTTACTGAATCAAAATCACCATCTACACCTGTAGAACCAGCTTTTGATAAATACCATCTTTGTCCAATAACTGTTGGAACAATAGTATTTCCATAATAAGGGTCATCAGGTTCATCAGTACTTAACCATGACCAATTATCTACTGCATCTACTATATCAGAGTAAGCTCTATTTACACAATTTGCAACTTGTTTTTGTACGCCTACTCCACTAGAAATTGCTGTAAGTTCTGGTTCATTAAGTTCTACTAATAATTCATTAGTTAATGCTAAATAGGTCTTTGCCATAATACTTCTTCTTATTTACAATCTGAATGGTCGCAATCTGATAATTCATCAATTGCTTCATCAATTTTTTCTATAATCATTTCTTCTTTAGCTTCTAACTTTTGAAGTTCTGCGAAATGTTTCTTAAGCTTTTTTAAAGCTTCTTTCATTGGATTCCTTTTTAAAATTAAGTGGCTATAATAAGTACCACAACAACTACTGCTACTGCAATAGAAACTTTTTTATGTGCTACTATATAAGCCCACGCTTGTTTCATATGTTCCATATATAATCCTTTATTTAAAAGACAGGGGGTATATTGCAACCCCCTATCTAGATGTTAGGTTTAATACTAACAATAACGTATAGACTAATAAATTAGGCTATAACGTAAATTGTTCTTCCAACGCAGTCAGTTCTAAGAACTTTTCTTCCGAAGACAAGTAATCCTCTTACTATGTCAGCGAAAGTAGTAGTACTTCTTAAACTTTCAACAATCTTCAATTGAGATGCACACGAAACGGCACTCATTTGACCCCATGTTGCCACAGGAGCAGTTGCTGTCCCAGCAGGTGAAGCACCTGTTAGGTCATTTGTTGCTAGATTATTTGATTTATACATTTGGAAACCTCTAACGAGACCACTTGCAACTAATCCATTTCTAAGACTACCTTTACCAGCGTTGTAATCAACTGATAATAGTTTAGAAGCTGTGTTAGCTAAAGATTCGTACCACTCAGGTGCTCCAACAAACCAACGACCCTCTTCAGGGCAATTTTGTCTGTCGAGAAAAAAAGCAGCTTGACTCATCTCATTTAAAGGGTCAACTTGACCAGATTCAAAACCTATTGTGTCAGGTGTTGATGTACTTCCTTGTCTAGTAGCACCGATAGATGAAGCGTCAAGACCTAGATATGTAAAGACATTACTGTCTAAAGCATCTCTTAGTTTGTATGCTGCATTGTCTGATGCAATAGATTGGAAATTGATATGTGAAAATCTCTTTTCAATATCATCTAGTGCGAATTGAAAGTATTTAGCTTGGTCTACTGTGAGAACAACCTCGTTATCTGTGAGTGCTGTAGCAGAAGTCGCTAGACCTCTAGTATAATCACTTACAGTTATTTGTGGTTCTTTTACTATATTAACTGTGTCCCCAAAGTTTTTAATTTCACCCATATAGTCTGTGTTACAGATTGCTTCTGCAACAGATGCTTTACGAAGTGCTATTTGAACTTTCTTTGAGTATATTTGAGGTACCCAAAAGGCGTTTTCCTGAGTTCCAGTTGGTGTTTCACCACCAAAGTTAGTAGTTGAACCACCTGCAAAATTTGCCATATTATGACTCCTTTTTGTTTGGTTGATAAAATGAAAGTATTATTATTATTTATTAATAATTCTACCTTCTCTCTGAGCTATCAAAATGTTTTTCTCATTCTTTTCAAACTCAGCATCTGACATCTTTTCGAAATCAGAACTTTTGAAAATAACTTGATTATTCGTTGGTGGTTGAATTTGTTCGTTAGTTTTAACTAACAAGTCAGCACCTTGACTAATCTTATTATCTTCTGTGGTTTTTTTATCTAATCCAAGTCCTCGGTCTTTCTTATATAGGTCAACTGCTCTTGCAGCAAGTGTACCATTGGAATTGTTCTCATAAATCCATGACTTAATTTCCATGGGTTGTGAGTCTGCCCAGTTATGAAAATCATCTGATTCTTTAATTTGATTAAAGTCTGGATGAAGTTTCGATAACTCTAATTGAGCTTCTCTTTGAGATAAAGCTGTATTAGCTTTTTTCAAAGAGCTAACTTCCTCTTGTAAACCTTTCATCTCATTTTGAGACTGCAAGTGAGATACAGTTTCCACTACGCCATAAATGTCAGGATAGTCTTTTTTAAAAGCACTAAGTTCATCAGCACTTTTAGGTGGTGTATATTTAGGTCGGTTATCTCTAAGCTGTGCTTTGAGGTCGCCTTCCTTATTAGTCCATTCACCAAGTTTCCTGTCATAATAACGCTTTAGGTCATCATATCTTTTTTTATAGTCAACTTTAGTATAAGGTTTGGCTTCAACATTTAATGCTGATTCCTGTAAGACCTTATCCGAAGTGGCTGTTTCAGAAGGGGATAAGATATTTGGGTTCGAACTATCTGTTGTAGTTCTAGTTGCATATTCAAATCCTGTCTTCTTCTCAGGGTCAGGCTGGGCTGGTCCACTATCTGCACTTACTAAAGTTTTTGGCATCACATCTTCTGTGTGCCAATACTTTTTGCGATTGTATGGATTCGCTTCGACTGTCTTAGTTTCTCCTTCGTTCTCTTTATTCATAAATCCTCCTTTGGGCTTCTTTTACTGAAGGTAGCAAAAAAAGGTTGATTGATTTGAAACGAAGCTACAAGGGCTTCTATTGCTAGAAGGTAGCTTGTCTATTCTTAGAGTACCTCTCTAAAAATTCTGTTATACGATGGTTTCATCTACTGCAAGTTCTGCAGTTTCTTCTTGATTAACCATACCAGCATCATAAGCTTCTTCAGCTTGTGCCATCATTTTTCTTAATTTATCAATGCCGATATTCTTAACAGCTTTTGCTGTAAATACAAATTCGCCATCTGACAATAATGCTGGGATTGAATCTGAAGTTCCTGTTCCAGGTCCTTCTACTAATTCATCTTCTGTAAATTCTGTTGCAACCATCTTTGGTAAAATGGCTTCTAATTCTGGATACATTTCTATAGCAGCATCCACGACTACTTCTTCTTCTTCACTTAACATTGAAGTATCTAAAACACTTTCTGCATCTTCCATAGCTACATCTTCTTCCATAGCTACATCATCTGCAACAATCTCATCTTCAATCAATGGTTCTTCCATTCCTACTGGAGCCATTAAAGGTTCTTCAACAATTTCTTCTTCAGCAATCACTTCATCACCTTCTGCATAAGCTCTGTAATCTTTTCGTCTATCATATTTTTCTTCAAGGGCTGCTCTTCCACCTAAAGCTATTTTTTGTCTAGATAAAGGTTCTTCTTCAGCAATTTGGAAGTTATCCATGTAACCACCAAGAGCTATTTTACTTCTAGCTTCTGCTGCAGTTTTAGCTCCTATCTTTTTAGATTGTGTAGGACTATATGTTATATCTTTTAAAAAACCAATAGGACCACCATGAGCTGCTTTTTTAACTTCAGTACCTTTTGAATATCTAGTTCTAGATTTAGATAAACCTCTTTGAGGTAAACCTTCCCTAGCAGATTCAGGAGTATTTACATCATAAGGTGTAATTCCTTTATCTTCTTTTCTAGTATCTTTAAGATAAGGTGGCATAGACATTAATCCACCTGTAGCCATGTTAATGGGTTTTGACATATTTCTATCCTATAATGTTATTATAACAACTAATTGTTAATTAGTCAACACTACCTTTAACTATTTCTTTAACCTGCTGGGGTAGGTTCTGTAGTCTGTCCAGCAAATTCCATTTCCCCTGGCATTGATACATTACCTGGTCCGATTGGGCTTTCGCCAACTCCAGAGTTGTTTGGTGCTGTACCTTCTTGAGGTACTCCTCCATTACCTTCCATTGGTCCGAGTTGACCAGGTGCAGGAGCTTGTGAGCCATTTGGTTTGTTAGCATTCTGATATCCTATAATTTTAGCATAAATTTCTGCTTCATCTTTAGAATTAATTATTTCATCAGGGTCTAAATCTAAAGAGTATGCTAACTCTTTAATGATTTCCGAGATTCTAACAAATGGAGCAATCGCAGGATTTTGAATAGTTTGTAAGAACATTGTCAGTCTTTGAGAACGAACTTCTTTTCTCATCAAACTAGAACTTCCTGTCGCTTTAATTTCCAAATCTCCTACAATTGGTAACTCACCTTCATAGAATTGCATATTCCATTGGAACATTGATTCTCCTAAAGGCTTAATTAATTGGTCGTCAATATTTTTTATAACTGTTTTTATATTTAAAGATGCAGCACCCATAAGCATTGACATACCTGATGCTGTTCTTGTCATACTTTGAACTCCTGTTTGTCCATGTGAGTATGATGGTATTCCTGTTGATTCATCTGCAAGTTGTCTGAACTTATCAAACATCTGCATATTTTCTACAGCAGTATTTGGAAACTTAATTCCATAAATTGCTTGACCAGGAACTCCTGCTTGTCTTTTAAAAATTTTACCAGGATAAACTTCCATACTTTGATTATTAACTAAAGCAGATTCATCTATGTCAAAAACTAAATTTCCAGCTAAAGCTAAATTATCAATTGCCATTCTTGCATGACCATTCATAATTTGTTGAGCATCATCCATATTTTCTGGAACACCTATTCCAAAAAAGTTATAAGGATTTTTTTCATAAGGAAAAGATTGATAAGGAAGTCTAAAAGGTTTAAATGGATTTTCAACAATTCTAATTACTTTATTTTTACACATCCAAACATTAACTTGAACTTCTGTTGTATCTTCTATATCAGGGTCTAGTGTTAAGCCTTGTTCTTTTGCAGTCATGGCATCAATGGTTCCCCAATATTCTAAAATTTCATATCTGTTTCTTTCTATATCTCCAGTCGAACTTCCTTCTAAATCTATATTTTGTTCCCAACTTAATTTTTGATAAGCAGGACCTTCAGCTAAACATTCTTCAATTTTTTCTTTACTAAAATAAGGTCTATTGATTAAATCTAAAAATTGATGTCGGTTAACTCTGTGTCTTTGAATAACAAATTCACACTCATCCATATTTCTAGCATTAGGGTCTGGGTAGAAATCCCAAATACTAACAAATTCTACTTTTGGAACTTTAATAAAATCAGGAGTATATTCTCTAGCAGTACCATTTCCTGTTCCTGTATATTTATGTACAGTTTTATTATAAGTAAATGGACCTTTTAGAATTCCTGTTCCTAATAAACAAGATTCAAAGATAGCATTACGTAAAGTAACATTACCATTTGATTCTTCTAATTGGTCGTGAATAAGTTTTTCTAATCTTCGTGCAGCAATTTGTGCAGGTTTAATTTGAGGGAATTCTGGAAGATGTCCAGGTCCTTCTGATAATTCAGCTTTTTCTAATTCAGGTTCTAATCCACCTAAGAAACTTTCACTTAAAGAATCAAAGGTAGCACCTTTTGCTAAAGGTTTACCATCACCAGGAAATCCTAAATTAGAAGTAGGACTCATAGGTTGACCAGGAGTATATTCTAAATTTCCTTCAACAGTTGGAGTCGGTTGCATATTATCATCCCCCATTTGTTCTTTAAGAGGATTCATATGTGCGTATTCAGCAATACCTTCTGGTACTTCTGTTTCTTGAATGACTAATGGAAATTTACCCATTCCAAATAGTACATCTATAATTTGTCCATAAGCTGCTAAAACTTTAGTCTTAGTAACTTTAACAAAGACTCTAGATTTTTCATGTTGAGTAAAATGAATATCTTTATAATATCTTCCACGATAATTATGATAAGATTGTAACCATCTATTCTCATCATCATTTCTAGTATCTTTACAAGCTTGAAATTTTTTATTAATTAAACCAACAAGAGCATCATAACCCTCTTCTGCAACTTCTTCAGTTTGCATAAGTTGACTTTGTCTCTCAGCAGCAGGTAGTAAAGCCATATAATTTAAACCTTCCAATATTGATATATATTAACAATAATACACTTATTAATGTCGTTTGTCAACAATCTTTTTGATTTCTATGATAACAGATGTAGGTATCAAAGTCGTATTTGCAATCTCATCTATAGACCCTTCATCTTTTTCTGATAGGGAATAATCACCAAAAATCCTTGTTAAACCTTTCTTTTGTGAGAGTAGATGTCCTTTAGTTACACAAGGAGGAAGCTTCGCTTTTTGACAAGCTGATATACTTTGCCAATTGGAATCTGAAACAATATCATACCAATGGACCTCAACAAGAGGATATCTATCAATTTCTCTTATAGCTTTGGTATTTATTTTAATCTTCCTGCGGTTCACTAAAATGCTTCCTATCTTTCAATACTTTATAATTATGATTATGTTGGGCTGTTTTTACTTTACCATAAGTTTGAAACTTACCATTCCCATGAATTGTTTTATCTCGACACCAATCTACAATCTGGTCTTTCTCACCATTATTATCAGAACATCTAAATAGACTCAGCTTATATTCTTGTTCAATATTAGGGTCTTTAATATATTCAAGAAGTTCTTCATATGACATAATTTTATTGTACTTCTTATTTGTTAATTTATTTATAAATGTATATAAAGGCATATTAAATAAAATGAATAACTTTAAATATAAGATATAAGGTAATAAAAATAAACATCAGAAACAAAAAGACTTCTTCTGGAAAAGGCATCATATCATTATATCTTTTAATTCAAATTCTAATCCTTCTAATTCTGGTGGTTTACCTTTTGGATAAGTAGGATAAATTACAAACTTCTCACCTGTTTCTTCATTCGTACATCCTGCAACTAACCAATCCCATTTAAAATTACTATCAGTTACAAACTCTCTCATCACTTGATAAGTCTGGTCAGGATGTTGACTTAATAATTCAGTACGACATTCATCCATAGTTTTATACCATCCTTGCATTTCAAAATTCTGTTGTGTTATAACTGGGTCGCTGCCAATTAAATAAGCTAGTATTAATATTTTAAACATTAGTAACCAAATACCCTATCTGAAGGTATCCATTTTTTTACTTGATTCATTCTTTCATAAGGTGTTGGACTTCTAGGTCTAGACATAATTAAATATCGTAATGCATCATAAGCATGGTCTGAAGCTTTAGTATCTACATCTTCAGGTCTATTAGGGTCTACAGGTATTCCCTGTAGTTCTCTAATTAAATTAGGACAAGTCTTAAAGATAATCATTCTTGGTCTTCCTTTCTCATTAAATTTTAATCGTTCATGTATTTGTATTTTTCCTTGAATTCTATTCTTATCAGCTCTTCTAAGTTTATGTCCTGCTGTTGTTAGGACTTCACCTACAGTCGGACCTGTTGTGCCAGTCCTTGCCCAAGCTGCACTATCTAAAACTCCTTGTGGAGAAAGCTTATCTTCTTTTTCATATTGCCAAATAAGTTTAGCTAAGTCATCTCCTGTTAAACCTTTTTTATATAATTCTCTATAAACAATTAAGGTTTCATCTGTTGGGTCTAAGGCTGCCCATATAACTGCAGACTCTGCTGCATAACCATAGTCAATTCCTTTTATTCTTTGCCAATGTTTAGGTAACTCATAGGGAGCTACACAATGTTTATCATATTCAAATTCAGCAAAAGCAGCTCCTTCGGAAACATCCCAATTTCCATCTAGTAGTTGTCTTCTTTGAACTGGTGGTAAAGATTGTAACATCTTTTCATATTTACCATCTAAAGCTAAATATGGATTATCATCTAATCGTGCTGGTATAAATTTTCTTGTTAATTCATCAACACCAGTAAAACTATTATTAGGAGGTGCTGGGTCTAGATATCTATTCTTAACCCAACTTCCTCCGACACCTCCAGGGTTTGCTGTGCACCGAATGTAGCATTTTATTTTTTGATTAGTTGTTCTCAATCGTGACTGCAAATATTGGAGTGGGAATTCTGTAGGATACTGTGTAAGTTCGTCAATCCCTATCCAGGTATATGATTGACCTTGATATCTATACACATCAGCATCTCTGTCCAGATAACCGAACTCCAATGTTGCTCCTGAAGGAAATTTCCAAATCTTTTCGACTTCCCTAAACTTTGTGCCTGGAAAGGCTTTAGGGTAAAGTTCTCTTGACTTGTCAATTAATTCTCTTAGTTCAGGCATAGACTTCCTTAACAATAAGGCTCTATGTTCCTTTATGTGCATAAATCTTAATGGGTCAACAAGCATGGCATACGACTTACCACCACCTGCGGCTCCTCCATACAAAACATCCTGCTCTGGTGCAGCTAAGAATTCTGTCTGAGGACCATCATTAGGTTTGAATACTATTCTTTCTTTTTCTTTTTCAAGGAGTTCTTTAACTGATTTAGGTAGGACATTATATTGCCCTTCTTCCATAACCAATCCTTTTTTACTTTTCGTTTCATTCGTTTGTTCTCCATGTTGTACAATACTTAAAGCTTCTTTCTTAGCTTTAAGTCTCGTTGTTTTATTTTCTAAATTCTTTCTTAGCTTTTTAATTTCTTTTTCTTTATCCTTAACAGCTCTTCGTGATGCTATCTTGGCTTTATGTGCAAAGCTATAGTTATACTGTCTCGTCATTTCTACTTAATAATCCTTTTGGTTTTTCAAAGCTATCTCTGTCTATGATTTTCTTTAATCCCATAGGAGATAACTTGCGACCAGTTTGATGTTCTAAAATCTCAACTGCTCCTCTCAAAGAGAAAGCTCCTGATTTGACACCATCTTTCATTTCACTTAAAGATGAAAGTTCTTTATCAACTTTCTCTAATGTTCTGTTATCTTCCGATAACTTATAACCAAAGGGTATAGTAGAACTATTCCTTTTTCTCATCTAATATCCTAATCTCTTCTGCTTCTCCATCAATTAAAGTTTTCTTTTCTGGTAACAAAAAGATACCACTTGCAGAGGTATGGGTAACATCAATCTTATCACGCTTTGCAACACCGACCCTGTCTAGAAGAGTCTGAGCTGCTTGAAGTTTTGCATTGACTTGAGGGATGGGGTCATCACTCTCAAGAATCTCTACTAGCTTTTGAGAAGCTTGTGGTGCAGACTTCGCTAGAATCTTTGTGGCTACCTCTACTATCTCATCCTTTAGATTGTTGATGACGTTGTAGTATGAAGTTTCTTTATACCCTGCCATATCCAAAGCTTTATTAATATCTCCCTTTGCTTGAACTGCCAGAGCTGAAAGAAAGTTTTGTTGTTGTTCTGTCAACTTCCTTTTATTACTTAATGATGGAAGAAAATTATTGTTCATATTTATTATTATAACAAGTTTACAGCTAGTTGACAACACGATTTAAAATTTATTTCTGGTAGACGTTGACAGATGTAAGAAACAGGTGTATACTAAGGTAACACCCTCCAGGGGTTGAAGCATCTACTACTTCCCTCTGGGACAGTCCAGCTATATAGCAAGGTAGTTAGCTGGTCTTTAAAACAGGGCGACTCTATCTAGTTTACATCTAAATCTACATAAAATGTATAAGCAGTATATACATACCCACACACCCCCCCATGGCAGGTATGTAGGGGTATATTGAGAATGATTATCAATCTCAAATACAACTTATCCTTGCACAACCTCTAGTTATCCCTAACAACCTCTAGTTGTTCAACTACTGGTTGACAATCTTTAGATATATTTCTTATATATTAAAGATATCTTTTCAACCCTCAATAGAATCTCAATTATAACACAATATAAGCTAATTCTAGCCACATTCTATTGTGTCTTAATCTCGTCACAATTCCCACACAATCTAGACAAAATTTAAACAACTGGGCGTTCTTGCTTTGTTCTCACACGTATAAAGTGAATATTATTTTATATGTGCCATCAAATCGCCACAATTTTGTTTTAGTGTGT